GGAAAAACAGGTTTACGACTTAAAGGCGTGTACCGTTATGGAAGTCGCCAGCGCGGTACCTATTGTACAAAATGTCGTTATATCTGCCGTAGTTAAAACAGCTGTAGAACAGGCAAAAGCACAGGAAAAAGAACAGGAGCAGAGAAACGGTATTTTAGGTAGCTTTACAAAAACATTATGCAATTAAGAAAGGGGTAAGACAATGCAGATACTCAAATTAAAAGACGGCGTGGACGTCGAAAGCCTTAGAAAGTATGGCTTTAAGACCGGTAAAGAATGGGCCGCCCAGGGGGAACGTTGTTTTCTTCCAGAAGTAGGTATGTCCTATCAGTATGAATGGTTCCATGTGTTCGCTATGGACGAAGAAGAACCGGAAAAGATCGCTTATACAAGTGACGAATTTAGTATTCCGCGTATGCAGCTGTATGTACGTGATCGCCACGTATGCTGTAGTTGTTCCGTGGAAGGTACCTACCACATTGATAACGACGATATGGAACCGTTGTTTACCGTGTTATTCAATATGATAACCGACGGCATTTTAGAGAAAGCAGAGGTGTAAAACATGAAAGAAGAATTACAGAAACTTATTGAACAGTACGGCGCGGACGCCGTAGCAAAGGCGGCAGCCGAAGCCTTGAATAAGCACGTACCGACCATTAACACCCCGGTAGTGACAGACGAACAGCTGATTAACACTATCTCACAGCTGGACGCTGCTGTTACAGATATTCTGGAAGCCGGACGTAAGAACGAAGAAACCTACCAGAATAAAGTCGAGTTAGTCAGACGCGCCAGCCAGCTGGAAACCTCTATACAGATCACAGAAGCAGAAGCTATTAACACGATCTGCGGAACCGGTAAGGACGCCTACGGTATTATTCCTTACCCGGATGGTACCCATGTAAGGGTAGCTGTTACAAACGATACCCAGCGCGACGCCTTCCGTAGACACTTTAGCGCTGACGAACGTAAAGAACTGGCAAGCGTGGAAGCAGATATTAAGGCTATCGAGGTTTCCCAGTTTAAGGTCAGGGAAGACCTGGACGCAAAGAAAGAAGCCTTAAGCTGTATCAGAGCGAAGGCACAGTTACAAGCCGCCGCACTTACCTACCTTGCGTAATGAGAAACAGGCGGAACGTAGGCAGCGTGGCGAAGACTTCCAGGAAGAATGTAGAAGAAGCTGGCGGCAGATACCAAACTTATGGCGGTTACGCATTACAGACGGTGGAAACTTGGGTACACGGCCAGCGGACGAACTGGTACTTCTGGAACACGTAAATTTACTTTGTGAGGAAAAGAGAACGGACGGCGACCGGTTTATGTTGTCAATGTTACGCACCGACCAGCTTAAAGGTCTGATAAATTTTGAAAAGGCATTAGACAGAAATATAGGGCTTGTCCTGGTATCTTTCCTTAACGAAGCTGTAGACGTTGCCTATGCTTTCCGATTGGTTCACGCTATGGCGTATATGAACCAGAAAGGACGGCGTTATATAACGCTGGAAGAACTACAGCAAGGGAAAATAGAAGCTATTAACCTTCCACGGATAGAGATAAACGGCGAACGTGGATACGATTTAAAGGGGGTGCGAGATTGTACGTATACGAAAGCAATAACATAAGGGTAAGTGGCTATCCGCTTCCCTTGAAACTGAAAATAGTAGACGATCTTACGATAGATAACCCGGCATATTTAAAAGCGAAGTACCAGCGTCGTCCTACCTGGGGCATAGACCAGAAGCTACAGCTGTTTACATATGACAACGACGGAAGCTTAATACTTCCCCGTGGTTATGCAGATCGTTTATACAATCTTATCCCAGAAACAACGACGTCCGTTAAATGGGATAAGGAACAGGTAGAAGGGGAACCGGTAGACTTCGGACCGTGGAACGAAAACTTCCAGATCAGAGATTATCAGCACCCGCTTATTGATAGCCTGTTACGTAAAAATGGTATCGGGGTTTCCCCGGCGGGTTCCGGTAAAACTATCATGGGTATGCGATATATCTATGAAGTTGGACGCCCGACCTTATGGCTTACCCATACCAGAGATTTAGTATATCAGACCAGGGACAGGGCGTTATCTACACTGAAAGGCGTAGGCCGTGTCGGTATCCTGGGGGACGGTGTAGAGGACTTCGGCGACCGTAAGCTTATCATAGCGACGGTACAGACGCTTAAGGCAAAACAGCGACTTGTAGAAAAGCTGAAAGAATTTATAGGCGTCGTCGTGATCGACGAAGCGCACCACTTCCCCAGTACCCAGTTTTTAGATACCGCCGCCCAGTTTCCGGCGAAGCGTATTATAGGACTTACGGCCACACCGAAGCGTAAAGACGAAATGGAACAGCTTATGTACTTAGGTATTGGACCGGTACTACATGAGGTTCCCCGAACCGCCCTTTACAAAGACGATCAGCTGGTTTTACCAGAAGTAAAGTTTGTCTACACGTCCTTCACTTACGGGAATGAAGATAGCGCCGACGGAAACATAGACGCCGGGGGCGAAGACCTGGATTACCAGGACATTTTATACCGACTTTTTGAAAACGAAGACCGGTTAAACCTGGTAGCCAAAAGTATCGTAGACGCGGTTAAATACGGTCAGTCTATCGTTCTTTCTGAAAGCGTAAGGTATTGCTTTAAGCTGAAAGAGAAAGTAGACAAGCTTCTTACGGAACAGGGCTACAGAGGTTGTAAGACCGCTGTAGTGCATGGCGGACTTACCCGGTATAGCTGGAAAGTAGCCAGTGGAAAACGACAGGCCGAAGCCCTGGCAGCTGACTACGGTACAGAATGTAAGTATAACGGAAAAGCCAGAAGGTGGAAAGTAAAGACGCCGCAGTATACCGAAGAAGAATTTAAGAAGTGGCAAGTTACCAAAAAGAAACGACAAGAGATTTTAGATCAGTGTAGGGAAGGAAAAGTAAATATCCTTTTTGCTACACAGTTGGCTCGTGAAGGTTTGGACATACCCAGCCTTTGCGTAGGGCATACAGTAACACCAAAACGTGGGGACGGAAAGAGTAATACCGGTCTTAATCTGGAACAGGAAATAGGCCGTATTATGAGAAAGGACCCACAGAACCCAGATAAAAAAGCGGTATGGTTCGACTATGTGGACGCTTCTGTAGGCGTTCTGAAAGGTCAATACTACAGCAGAAGAAAGGTATATAAGCGTCTGGGTATTAAGTTACCATCTAAGCCGAAAAGCGCCGAAAAGGACGTTATAGACGGTTTACTGGATAGTATTAAATTTTAATTATGAAAGGAAGTATTTATTATGAGTGAGAACACAACACAGAACATGGACGTAGCAGCAAAGAACGCCGGAACAGAAGAAGTAGCGGGTACAGCGATCGCAAAAGCCGCGGAAACAGCTGTAGCAGAGGTTAAGCCGAACGGCGCCGCATATATTACCACACTTCTTAATAACACTTTTGAGGAGTTCCAGAAAGCAAACGACGGCTTAGACCTTGATTTTGTTTACATGGGTTCCTGGCTGACTGTGGATAAGAAGGGGGATTTTGTGGATAAAGACGACGACAGTATTAAATATAAAGATCATATCGACGTCATTATTGGAAAAGGTGAAAAACGTTGGTCTTTATGGGGATTACAGAACAGTCCAGAAGACGGCCAGCTGATCGTAGCTTGCAGAGAGAAAGAAGACGCCGTACAGCAGCTTACAGCGTGGTTACAGGAGAACCCGGAAGCAGCAGAACGTTACAGCGTAGAAGACCTGGAACTTCGTTATATGGCTTCGGTAGTTCCTGTAGACGCCCTTTCTGAAGCCGACGGTATCCCAAAAATTTATATTATGTCCTTCGCCCCTACTGCTACGATCGCCTACGGTAAGTATGCTATGAACGTATTCCGTGGAGCGTATAAAAAGATCGGTATTCCGGCACGTACAGGACTTACCAGCGTGGTTACCAGACTGTCTACAGAAGAACAGCGTAGCCGTACAGACGCTTCCGTATCCTGGCTGGCTATCAAATTTGAAGCTATGGGAGTATTTAACCCAGAAGACTATACCACAAAGTAAAACAGGGGGCCTTAAGAAATGGCAAAACAAAATAAAGAATATGTGTACGTGGATTGTTACCAGTGCGACGAAAACGGAAAAAGCAGCCCGTGGAAGCGTAAACACTTGGACGACGTACCGAAGTGGCAACACGAAGAAGCAAAGGACTTTAATTGTTTTGCCACGGTCCAGAAATACGCAAATGAGAAGAAGACAGAGGGGGAAGACTTCTTAGCCCCCCTGTACTTCGACCTTGACTATAGTGAAAATCCGGCAGTAGCCCAGGAAGAAGCTATTAAGCTGGTGGAGTTCTTCACCGGAGAACTTGATATACAGGAACAGGACTTACATATTTACTTTTCCGGGTCTAAGGGCTTCCATATTCTGGTAGACGAAAGAGCGTTAGGCGTAGAGCCTAGAAAAGACTTACAGAGAGTATATAAGCATATTGCCGGATACCTTCGTTACAGGTTAGGAGAAGTACAGGAACAGGAAGACGAAAACGGACGACCAGTAGAGTATACAGAACCTTTAAAAGCTGTAGACCTTGTGGTTTATACCGTAAAGCGTATGTTACGTCTTCCGTATTCCAGGCACCAGAAGACCGGGCTTTACAAGATCGAACTTACCTTACAGCAGCTTAAGGAACTGACATTAGATGAAATTAAGGAAAGAGCGCGTACTGGCCAGCCTATCCAGAGAGAAGAAAAGACAGTACGTAAAAGACCAAAAGCCGGGGTGTTCTACGCGGACAAGTTACACGAATACGAAGAAGCCGCCGCTACAACGTCCGATAAGCGAAGTAAAACAGAATATATTTTCGTTAAGGATAAGCCGCCGGTATGTGTAGAAGACATTCTTAACAATGGCTGGAAGAAAGACGGCGATCGTAATAACGCCACTGTGCAGCTTTGCTGTTACTTTAAGGCAGCCGG